CAGGATTTAAGTATTGGGGAAGTCTCTACTTTACATTTAGAAGTTTATAATCCTGCATTAACTAGGGCATCAAAAGAAAACTTTAGTGTTTTAATTGATGAGATAAAAAAGACAGAACTACCAAATGAAAAGATAGCACAGAATATTATTCGTGCTTTGTTCAAAAGACGTGTTGCAGAAAAGGTGGCAGTTCTTGCAAATGAAATTTACAATGGCAGTGACACAGACTTCACAGAAATCAAAAAGCAGTTAGATGTTACATTTGATGAAGTAAATGAATATCAATATGTTACAGGTAATATTACAGATTTGATTGACCAATTAAAAGACAACACTAAATGGAAATTTAATTTAGAACCTCTTCGTGATAAAGTAAATGGTGTTGGTGATGGCAATCTTGTAATTATTTTTGCACGACCAGAGGCAGGTAAGACTGCATTTTGGGTAAATTTAGTCTCGGGAGTTGACGGATTTGCATCTCAAGGTGCTAAAGTTTGTGCACTTATCAATGAAGAGCCTGCAATTCGTACACAAATGAGATTAATAAATGCACATACGGGCATGACATTTGACGAAATTAGGGCAGATAGCAAAGAAGCTAATATGAAATGGGCCGAAGTGAGACAAAACATTAAGATACTTGATACTGTTGATTGGTCTCTTGATGATGTTGACGAGTTCGTGCAAAAAGAAAATCCAGATATTTTAGTTGTCGACCAACTAGATAAAGTAAATGTAAAAGGTTCTTTTGCACGTACAGATGAGAAACTTCGTGCTATTTATACAGGGGCAAGAGAGATTGCAAAAAGAAATAACTGTTGTGTTATAGCTGTATCCCAAGCATCAGCAGATGGTCAAGGCAAGTTTGATTTGACTTTTGATATGATGGAGGGTAGCAAAACAGGTAAAGCCGCAGAAGCTGATGTCATTATTGGTGTAGGGCATCGAGATAAACTAGATACAGATGAAAGGATTAGAAGTTTGGCTATAAGTAAAAATAAAATAACAGGTTGGCATGGGCAGTTAGTTTGCACTATTGTACCAGAACTATCGAGGTATGATTTATGATAACTGTATTTGATGTTGAAACAAGTTTTCAAATAACAGAAGAGGGTAAGTTAGACCCATCAGCAAAAAATCCAAATAACTTTTTAGTATCTATTGGTATCAATGATGAGTATGTATTTTTTAAACATAGAGATTATAAAGATGTGCCAGATAGAAAAAAAGTACAAGACATATTGGATAGAACAAAACTTCTTGTGGGTCACAATATAAAATTTGATTTGCTATGGCTATGGGAAACAGGTTTTAAATATGATGGTAGAGTTTATGACACTATGGTTGGAGAGTATGTTATGAACAAAGGTATCAAAAGAAGTTTAAAATTAAAAGATTGTTGTGCTTACAGAGGTGTAATACAAAAATCAGATTTAACTTCTCAATATATAAAAGACAAAATATCTTTTGAAAATATACCGATACATATTGTAGAAGAGTATGGCAGGCTAGATGTAAAGGCGACCAGGTCTTTATATGAAGCACAGATGTTGCAATTAAAAAAACCACAGCACAAACATTTAATTAACACGTTAAAAACTATGTGTAGGTTTTTAGTTGTCCTTGCAAAGATGGAAGATAATGGTATCTACATTGATATGAATGTTTTAGATACGTTGCAACAAGAGTTTGAAGATGAGCATGATAAACTTCGTATGGAAATAGATGAGATTATACATACAAGAATGGGAGATACAAAAATTAATCCTGCAAGCACAGAACAATTATCTTGGTTAGTATATGGTGTAAAAGTAAAAGATAAAAAACTTTGGTCTAAAACTTTTAATTTAGGTATCGACCCTGTTACTAAAAAGAAAAAGAAAAGACCTAGATTTACAGGCACACAGTTAAAACAAATCTTTGCACGTCAATTAGAACCTGTACAAAAAACAAAAGCACGCCAATGTGAGACGTGCCTTGGTAAAGGGGTTATTAGAAAACTTAAAACAAATGGTCAGCCATATAAAAATTTAAGTAGATGTATTGATTGTAATGCACAAGGATTTGTTTATTCTCATTTAAAAGATAAAGCAGGGTTTACTGCTAGCCCAGACTCTGTTATGGATATTGCAGAGGGTGGATTTAAAACAGATAAGAATACTTTAGAGAAGATGGCTAGATTAGGAGACCAATTTTTAAGAGTATTTGTAGATAAGATTACAAGATACAATGCATTAGAAGTTTATTTAAACACCTTTATTGATGGTATAAAAAAACATACATCAGATAAAAATTATTTATATCCTAGTTTTATGCAAACAGTTACAGCTACAGGTAGACTATCTAGTCGTGACCCTAACTTTCAAAATCAACCAAGAGGTAGCACGTTTCCTATTCGTAAAGCAATAGCATCAAGATTTGATGGTGGTAGTATTATGGAAATAGATTACGCACAATTAGAATTTAGAACTGCTGTGTTTCTTGCACAAGATAAACAAGGCATAAAAGATATTGAAAATGGTGTAGATGTTCATCAATATACTGCTGATATTATAGGTTGTTCAAGGCAAGATGCAAAGGCACATACTTTTAAACCTTTGTATGGCGGTATGTCTGGTACAGAAAATGAAAAGAAATACTACTCTGCATTTTTAAAAAAGTATCCAGATATAAAAGCATGGCATGAAAAGTTACAAGATGATGCAGTTAGACGTAAGGTAATCACACTACCAAGTGGTCGACAGTATGCATTTCCTAAAGCAGAAAGAATGCCTTGGGGCGGTTCGAGTTTCTCTACACAGATAAAAAATTATCCTGTGCAGGGATTTGCCACGGCTGATATTGTTCCTCTAGCTTGTATTAACATACAAGAATTACTAGAAGAAAACAATACAAAGAGCCTACTTATAAATACAGTACATGACTCCATAGTGGCTGATGTATATCCTGGAGAGGAAGATATCGCCGCTTCCTGTCTAGGCAATGGTTGTTTAAAGGTTATACAAACAATGAAAGAAATGTACGATATAGACTTCAATGTTCCTCTTGATGTCGAAATCAAAGTAGGCTCTAATTGGCTAGAAACAAAAGTTTATACTTGACAAATATGTCACAGATGATACAGTATAGTTTAAATTTAACCATGGAGGTAAAATGGTAAATGACTTGAAAGCATTTAAATCTTTAAGTAAAGAAGAGATAATGCAAATGACAGGCCAAGATGATGGCTCGATAATTAGTTCGGGTACATTAGCAAGGCTTATAATAAATAGAGCGGCTGAAGATGATGATGGTAATCAGTTATCAACAGGCGTTTACACAGTATACGATGCCTCAATAGAGGACAGAGTATATAGTATAAAGGATAAACCTATTCAGTTTAGACCTTTTATAAATAGCTATCAATACATGGAGTATGACCCAGATAACAACAGTTATCCTTGTTCATCCGTGATATTTAAATCATGGAAAGAAGAAGCTATTGACAGTAATGGCGGAGTTAATTGTGGTCGAATACGTGGTAAAGATAAAGAAAATTTAACTCAAGCAGAAATAGATGCACAGCGTAATATTAAATGCTATCGTTTAGTATATGGATTAGTGTCATTTGATGGTACAACCTCAAAGGGAGAACCTGCTACTATTGATGCTATGCCTGTATTATTTCGTGTAGCGGGCTCTAACTTTTCTCCAATAGGAGAAGCTCTTAAGAGTTTAAAAGGTAGAGACAGTCTTATGCAAAATCACTTATTGAATTTAACAACAATAAGAAAAAAAGCAGGTAGCAATGTGTATTATGTTTCTAAAATATCTGTTGATAGTAAAGAGATAGATTTTACACAAAAAGACTTAGAATACATGGATATGTTCCGTGCTCTCATTGAGGAAGAGAACGCTAGAGTATCTGAAAAATATCAAAATGCTGTAAAGAATAAGGAAAGCGATGCGGCATCTGCCAAAGTAATTAATGAAATGGAAGATGACCCCGAAATGGTGTTGGCCTCATAGCTTGTCCAGTATTTTAAACAGAGTACAATTATTTTTAACGGAGGCCAATAAGGCCTCTGTTCCTATTTCTAGCACTATTGTAAATGAGTTTGGCGAAGCCTGTAAACAAGCATTTATAAAACAATTTTCTGAAGAAAGAGAGACA